AGTTAAACTAAGTTAATGGCTTACGAACCTTATGCACCTAATGCTCAGGGATTAACTGAAGCATTAATTGATTTAAAATCTAATTTTCCAGGACAAATAGCAAATAAAATAAATGGTTTTGCTGCAAATGCTTTTGAAAATCTAAACCAAGGAGATGCTGTATTTTCAAGATCTAGTGACGGTCAACTTGGAAAAGCAATTGCTAATGATACTGATGATAAAGCAAGAGTTGTAGGATTTGTAGAAACAACTGTATCTGCTGGTAATTTAGTTCGATGTATTGTCGAAGGTGTAACTCCTGTTTCAGGGTTAGATCCTGGAGATCATTATTTTTTATCTGCTAGTTCTGCAGGAGCAATTACAAAAACTCCACCATCTACTTCAGGACATTTTGTAACGAGAGTTGGTGAAGCTGCAACTACAACATCTTTAATAGTAAAGACAGAGCCACCAATAGAGATATCTTAACAATTTAGTGGTCGTAAAATAAATATAAATAAGTTCTTTTGGTTAAGGACTTAATCGAGATATGAAATGGCAACTAGGAAGGCGTTAGTACTTGTTTCTGGTCTTTTTCAGGAGTTAAATTCTTCTGCAGATAAATTAGATTTTGCTGGAAATAGCACTACCGATTTAAGTGAAGGCACAAATCAATATTTTACGAATGCAAGAGCTAGAGGTGCAGTAAGTGTAGCGTCTGGAAATGGATTGACATATAACTCTTCTACTGGAGTATTAGGAACTAGTGCAATACCTAATTCTCAATTAGCAAATGATGATATAACTATCGGAAGCACTGCAGTTGCACTGGGAGCTACTCAAGGAACATTTACAGGATTAACATCCTTAGCTTCAACTACATTAATATCTGGGGTTGCAGATGCCGCAAACTCAATAACAATCGCTAGTGGACAGATAGTTTTTGAAGGAGCCACAGCTAATGATTTTGAAACAACTTTAGCTGTTACAGACCCAACTGCTGATCGTACTATAACTTTTCCTGATGCAGGTGGAACAGTTGCATTAACTAGTGATATTTCTTATCCAGTAACTGCAAGTAATACTGTCACATTTACCAATAAAACAATAGCTCTTGGATCTAACACAGTTTCAGGAACAATAGCTCAATTCAACACTGCTGTTACAGATGCAACTCTTGCCACAACAACGGGAACAGAAACTCTAACAAATAAAACTTTAAATCTTGCAAGCAATACTTTATCTGGAACTTTAGCTCAATTTAATACTGCAGTTTCAAATGCTACATTAGTTTCAACCACAGGCACTGAAACTTTAACAAATAAAAGTCTTACTGCTCCAGTTCTTACAGGATCTTCAACTTCTGCAGGAAGCATAATTTTTAAAGAAGATACTGATAATGGAACAAATTCTGCAACACTAAAAGGTCCTGCATCCACCGCTGATGTAACCATAACTCTCCCAGCTGAGACAGGAACTGTTCTTACAACGGCATCTTCAATTGCTAACAGTAATCTTGCTAATAGCTCATTAACAATCGGTAGTACTGGAATCGCTCTTGGAGGAAGTGCTACAACATTTACTGGATTAGCATCCATAACTTCTACAGCTGTAGTCACAAATGATAGTGGATTCAGAATTCGAAATAATTCTGATAATACAAAAATTGGTGCTTTTAGTTCTGCCTCTATTACAGCTGGTCAAACTAGGACATTAACTTTTCCTGATGCTAGTGGAACTATTGCTACTCAAGCTTATGTAAATAGTCAAATTTCTGCTGAAGATTTAGATATTGAAGCTGATTCAGGAACAATTGCAATTGATTTAAATTCAGAAGTTTTAGATATAGAGGGAGGCACGAACATCACAACTGCTGCAACAGGTAACAAAGTTACAATTAATATGTCAGGATCCTTCGCTACGGAGGATTTTGCTACGGCTATAGCAGTGGCTTTAGGATAGTATTATGGCAACCCAAGTTCAATTTAGAAGAGGAACAACAGCAGAACATTCAGGCTTTAAAGGTGCTGATGGTGAAGTTACAGTAGATACCTCATTAAAAACTGTTGTAATACATGATGCAATAACTAATGGGGGATTTCCATTATTAAGACAAGATGGTTCAAATTCGTTATTTTCAAAGTCTGGTGATCTTAATAATTGTGCTTTAAAATTTAACGGAGATCCTAATACAGGATTAATTAGTCCTGTCAATGATGAATTGTCTCTAGTTACTGGAGGAGTTGCACGTCTTACAATAGATTCTAATGGGGCAGTAACAATTCCAGGTAATGTGACTATAACGGGAACATTATCTGCAACTACTACCAATTTCTCTGATCAAATTGCATTAATTCTTGCACTAGGATAATATGGCAAATACCTTCAAAAGTGACGTTAAAGCTAATGTTGTTACAGATGCTGTAAGTGCTAGTAGTACAGTACTAGTTACCGCAGGTGGTAGTTCAACTTTAGTTTTATTAAGTATTCTTCTCGCAAACAAACACGCATCTAGTACAGACGTAGATGTCTATCTTGAAACTGCTGGTGACGATGTTTTCTTAATTAAGAATGCTCCAGTGCCTGCAGGATCTTCTTTAGAAATAATATCAGGATCAAAGATAATTATGGAAGCAAATGATAAATTAAAAATAAGAGCAGGTACAGCTAGTGCAATAGATGCAACCGTAAGTTATCTTGATCAGACTTAGGGAGGTATAACACATGGCTCTTAATACAGTAAGCTCAGATAGACTTTCTACAAACGTAAAGACCTCTAATTTAGGAACAGAACTTAAAAAGAAAGTAGGACAGAATAAAAATTTAATAATTAATGGAGCTATGCTAGTGGCTCAACGGGGTACAACATCTACAACGTCTGGTTATGGAAGCGTTGACAGGTTTAGGGTACAACATAGCGGAACAGATGAAGCACCTACACAGGCTCAAGTTGATGTCGCTTCTGGAACTACACCATATACTTCAGGTTTTAGGAAAGCATTTAGAATTACTAATGGAAATCAAACAAGCGGTGCAGGTGCTACTGATTCCATACATTTTGAATATTATACAGAAGCACAAGATATTGCAAATAGTGGTTGGAATTATCTTTCAAGTTCAAGTTTTATTACTTTATCTTTTTGGATTAAATCAAGTGTTGCACAAAATTTTCAAGGTCGTGTAAGAACAAGACAGGGTACAAGTTATAACTATGCTTTTGAAACTGGTTCATTAACCGCAGACACTTGGACAAAAATTACAAAAACAATTCCTGGAAATTCTAATTTACAGTTTGATAATGATACTGCAAAGAATTTTCAGATAGATATTTATGCTTTTTACGGAACTGATTTTACATCTTCAGCAGTATCTTTAAATACATGGGCTGCTTATGCTTCTGGTACACAAGTAAAAGATGTTACATCAACATGGTACACAACAAATGATGCGACACTTGAAATTACAGGAGTTCAATTAGAAGTAGGCAGCGTGGCAACAGATTTTGAGCATAGGTCATTCGCTGAGGAGCTTCAGCTTTGCAAGAGATATTATTACGATTTGACCTCTTCCAATTCTGGATATACTAAGTTAATTATTCATCAAAATGGATATTTTCAACTTCCATTAACTCAACACCCAGTAGAAATGAGGGCAGCACCTACTATTACATTTTCAAGTGTGGCAAGAAGACCATTAAATGGAGGTAGTGATACATCTGAAAGTATATCTTCAACTGGTTCAGCTACAACAAACTGGCAAGCTCAACTTACAAATACAAGTAATACTTTTCACACAATGATTTTTACTTTACCTATAAAATTTGAGGCGGAGCTTTAACTATGGCAATTAGATACAAACTTTTTGCAGATGTAGATGGACAACCTGCAACATCTATTCAAAAAATCTTAGATGATGGAACAATATTGTGTGTTCCTAAAGACCCAGCAAACACTGATTATCAAACCTATTTAGAGTGGGCTAAGACAAACACAGCCGAAGCTGTTGATGATACATTGACTTGGGATAATATTAGAGCTAAAAGAGATGGAATATTACAATCTACTGATTGGACAATGACAACTGGAGCTACTGTAGATCAGGCACAGTGGGCTGCATATAGACAAAACATAAGAGATATTCCTCAGACTTATAAAGATAAAACTCCTGATGATGTTGTTTGGCCGACACAACCATCAACTGCAGGACCAAATACTTAAATTTTTTAAAAAATTAGTAATAATTCTCAAAAATTAGCCTCTGTAAAATAGAAGAAGCAAATAAAAGATTTCAGTAATCATGCCGTATATAGGTAATAATTTAAGGTCGAATAATGATTACAAAGCGATTGATGATATTTCAAGTTCGTTTAATGGTAGTACTACAGATTTTGCTCTGTTAGTTGGAGGATCTGCACCTGTACCATTTCCGAAATATGAGACACAATTATTAATTTCAGTTGGTGGTGTAATTCAAGAACCAGACTCTAATGGAACAACAGGATTTCAATTATCAGGAACAAATATACATTTTAGTTCTGCCCCAGCAGCAGGAGAATCATTCTTTGGAGTCATCTTTGCAGCTGCTGATTATCTAAACGCTGGTGGAACATTCCCTGATGGAACTACTGGAGTTCCTTCCATAACATTTTCTGATGACACAGATACAGGAATATTTAGAAGCGGATCAGGATTAGTTTCTATTGTTGCTAATGGAGTTAAGGTTGCCACCTTTCCGACGAGTGCAGGGAGTGCCGACCAAGTGCTTGCCACAAATGGCAGTGGAGTGCTCTCATTCGTTGATCAATCAGGGGGTGGAGCTGTCGGAGGAGGCTCTGACAAACTGTTTATAGAGAATGGAACAACCATGACAACTAATTACACATTAGGTACTGAATTTGGAGCAACTTGCAATGCTCTAAGTGCAGGTCCGATTACAATTAACGCAGGTGTCACGCTGACTATACCTAGCGGTTCAGTATATACGGTGGTTTAAATTATGCCTATATCATTTAATGGAAATGGAACAATAACAGGCTTAGTAGCAGGGGGTTTGCCTGATGGAACTGTTCAGCTTGCTGATTTAGCAACAACAGGAACAGCATCTAGTTCTACATTTTTAAGAGGAGATGCTGCCTTTGCAGCAGCAGGGGGAGGTAAACTTCTTCAAGTTGTAACTGCAGATACCTCCACTCAAACAAGTAATAGTGCTTATGTTCCTGCAACTACTGGATTAACAGCATCAATTACTCCTTCGGCAACATCAAGTAAAATACTTGTATGCACAAGTTCAAATATAAATATACTTGGAGATGGCACTAGCTCATCTGGTAGGCAAATTTATCTTTGGTTGAGTAGGAATGGAATTCATAACACAGGCACAACAATACAAGCAATTAGGATTGGTATAAGTGCTGGTGGTTCTTTTACCACCGCACCTGAGAATAATGAACAAGCTTCTTTTTCATATTTAGATAGTCCTAATACAACAAGTGCAACTAGTTACCATGTTTCATTTGGTAAATATGATAACAATTGTGTTATGTATGCTCAAAAAGGTGGGGCTTATAAGAGCACGATAGTACTTATGGAGATAGAAGGATGAGTTCTATAAAATTAACAGCTGATTCTGGAGGAGGTACTTTTGAACTGAAGGCTCCTTCTTCTGGCTCAAATGCGAGAGTATTAACTATACCTGATGAAACTGCAACACTACTTACCTCAGCTACAAGCACTGGAAAACTTCTTCAGGTTGTACAAACAGTAAAAACTGATGTTACTAGTAAAGGTGCAACTAGTGGTTCACAAACTTTAGGTGCAATACCAGGTTTATCGGTTAATATAACACCATCTGCAACTTCAAGTAAAATTTATGTAGTTGTCAACATTAAACAGGGTGTAGAAGGTAATGCTTGGGCTAGATTCCAGTTGTACAGAGATAGCACACCTATTTATTTAGGTGATTCTGTAAGTGGAAAAACACCTTTCTCAAACCAAACTTATCTTGGTAATAGTTTCAGTGCGACTAATGTTAGTGAAAACTTTTTAGATAGTCCTAATACAACGTCTCAAATAACTTATCAAGTTTATTGGTCTGCTAGAGATGGATCTGGTAATATTGCGTATATTAACAGAACTGGTAACGATGGTGGTGATTATGCCGTAAGGTTAGCATCATCAATTACAGCAATGGAGATAGCAGCATAAATTATTGATATGTTTAGCTCTTCTAAAATAAATAAATAAAAGGATTTTTTGATATGGCATTAGACCACGAAGCAATTTATAAGGCATATGCAGGAACGGTAGTTTCTATTGATGATGGAGCAGGAGCATTCGATATAAATGGAGCTTCTGTTTCATTAGATCAAACCAAGATTGACAGTGCAAGAGCAACATTAAATGCTGAAGCTGCTGCTCTTAAATATCAGACAGACAGAACAACCAACGGTTCCACAACGTATGACTCTTATGGTAATCAGCTCGACATGATCTATAAGGACTTAGTTGCAGGTAAGTTTGATACAACTGGTACTTGGGCAACACATGTTAAGGCTGTTAAAGATGCTAATCCAAAGCCATAGGAGATAAAAAATGACTAGTAAATTAATAGTCAACAGTATAAGACACACAGGAGCATCAGCAGATGCAATCACTATGGATGCTTCTGGTAATGTCACCTTCCCTGCAAATGCTACCTGTTCTGGAACTGCTACAGGTTTTGGAGGAGGTAAAGTTCTTCAAGTTGTTAGTCATGATTTATCTTCAACTTTTACAACCACAGCTACAAGCACAACTGATGTAACAGGGTTTAGCAAAGCCATTACACCAACGGCTGCTAGTAGTAAGATAAAAGTCACTTTTAGTTTTGATTATGATATTGAAGAAAATGGTGATGCGAATGTTCTTGGTTTTGTCTACTTTGCTAGACAAGTTGCAAGTGGTTCATTTTCAAAAATAGCAGGACAAGCACTTGGAGCTAGAAATGTTGGTGCAGGTAATGAATATAATGGTACTTCAATAATTCATCTTGATTCGCCAACATATACTCTTGGTAATGCAATAACCTATAAATTGCAATGTGAGAATTATTCAAGTGGTAGCACTATAAGTATTACTCAAAATACTGGTGTTCCAAGAACTTCACAGGTAATTTTGGAGGAAATAGGAGCATGATTTATACAAAAGCAAAAGCATTAGCAAAACTAAAGCCTAATAAACAATTTAGTTGGAGTGGTGAAGAATACTCTGGTTTAACTTGGCTTGAAAGCGATACAAAACCAACTGAATCTGAAATTGATGCAGAACTAACTAGGCTTACAAATGCTGAACCTATGAGATTATTAAGAGTTGAAAGAGATAAATTATTAACAGCTTGTGATTGGAGAGCTAGTTCTGATTTAACATTATCAACTGATTGGAAAACATATCGTCAAAGTTTGCGTGATTTACCAGCTAGTGCATCGCCAAAGTTAGACGCAAATGGTAATTTAGATATGAGTTCCGTTACCTTTCCTACTGAACCTAGCTAATTATTTAGACTGGTTAGTTTATAAAAATAACAGTAGAATAAAAATATAAGAATTTTAAAAAAAAATGCAAAAAATTTTTAATGCAATAGCTGTTGCTTCGGGTGTAGTTTCTTTGACCGTTGTAGGAGCTGGATTAGGTATTTATTTAAATAAAGATTCAATCATCAACAACATAAAAGAGAAAGCGTTAGAAGCGGTCACAGGCAGCTTAGGAGATAGTTTAGGAGATTCTTTACCGATACCTGATACAACTGGTGGTGTTATTCCTGAGTTACCTAAAAGTCCATTTTAAAATTGTCTGAAATAAATCAAATAAATATAAATAAATTAGAAATAATTCCAATAAATAGTTATATTCATACGCCTATACAATCTATACCTTTCAGTCCTCCTGTAACTTTAACTATTGGAAATCCCATAATCCAAGTTCCAGGCTGTGTTGTATTTAATCCTGCTAATGAAAAATCAATAAAACTTGTTACTGAAGATGATAGAGGCAATAGAACTTTATGTGATGGAACTGTGCCATATTTCTTTCCTATGGATTATGTTCCTGAAGATTTAGTTTTTGTAGAAGATGTAGCTGCACCTACTGTTACCCCAGCTCCAGAATTAGAAACTCCTCAACCTAATTTAGATAATCTACCTCCTCCACAAAAAGAGGTTGAATGTCCTGCTCCAAATCAACCAAGAGTTGGAGATCTGACACGTAATGGTGAAGAGAAAGTTGTAGGTCATGAACTCAGTGCTGATAAAAAAACTTGCATAGTTTTATACGAACCAACTACTGCAACTGATAAATATTTACCAAATACATCTCAAGTTAGTACAACAGCAGCAATTGCTGTAGTAGCAACGGCTTCAGCAGCAGCAACACCCTTATTATT